GCCAAGGCGGAAAGCGCAAACGCCCTTAAAGATCTTTCAGCGCGCCTAGAAGCACTCCGCAAGACTTTAAAAGGCTCTTTCCGCGTCAAGGGGGCTACCGCAGCGCAGGCTAAAAAACTCAAAGCGTTGATTGCCGATGCCATTATCCTAAAGAAACTGCCCGAAGGCTTGCGAACCGGCGGAATGAGCCAATTCATTTCCCGCGCGCAGGTTGAAGGAATCGTTGGTTTGACTAGCGCGCGCATGGAAACGGTCTACCGCACCAATGTTGCAAGCGCATACAACGATGCAACCGTCGAAGCGATGGACAAACCCGCCGTACAAACTTGGGCCCCATTGCTCCGGCTAGTCGAAATCCATGATTCCCGCACCCGTGGCGCGCCAAATGGTGTTTACAAGCAAAAAGGAAAGAGCGCAAATGAGGGTTTTCATTGGCAAATGGACGGGTACATTGAAACGGCGCAGCGATTTAGAGAACAAAACCTTGTTCCGCCAAACGGTTTTAACTGCCGTGGCTCGCTTGAACCGTTCACACATGACGATGCCGGCGAATTAGGCTTGCTCGATAAGGACGAAAACATTGATAGGGAGAAACTAAATCGCTATAACAGCAAAAGGCAAGTTGTGATTGATCGCGGGCTTTATCCCGATGCAGGTTTTAAATGACAGAAATGACCCTACAGCAAATCAACAAGGCAATCCGAGAAGCCAAAAAAGAGCGCGCTGCAATTGTTGCGGCACAAGCCGCATATCTAAAAGCCGTTAAAGATACGCGCAAGGCAGTAGACCTAGCAATGGAAAAGGCACGAAAGGCGAACCAATGAAAATTGAAGATAAAGCGTATTTTGCAATGGAACCTAATTTGCAAGGAATGAAAAAGGTTAGGGATGAAATATATCGTTTGGCGCAAATACATTTAGAGTTGTCAGAAAAATCAACTGATAGCCAAAAGAAATATAGAGGATCTGCAATTGCACAAGCGTTGTCGTCTTTTGTAAACCGCGCGCCCTATGCCGCTGAAATCGGTATGGAATCTAAAGGATCTGCATATTGGTACAAGAAAGCGGTGCAACTAGCAAAAGAGGGCGCAGCGTATGGCGTTATTGCTGACAAACTAATTGCAGAAGCGTTATCCATTTACAACAGCCATTCCAAGCCCGTCGAGGACAAAGCGTATTTTGACCGGCGAATTTATCATTCAACAGGAACATTTCAAACTAAACTAGATAAAGAAACGCGCGTGCCTATTGATGGAACATCTAAGTTTGTAACAGTCGATCCGGCGCAATACATAACGCCAAGGCGCGTTCGCATTTCGGGCATCAAAGGCGAAATTGAAATTGCGGCTCAACTAAGCGGCGATGAAATAAAAGGGATATCCGCTAAATCTGTAAAGGCAACGGCCGCCCGCCAAGGCTCTAAGGCTAAGTTTGCCAATTTTAAAGTTGGTCAAATTGTTAAATACAAGAATCCAAATTTGGATGAAGATCCAAATCAAAAGTACATTATTAAAGAAGTTAATGGCGACCGTGGATTTATGGAAACGCACGGCGGATATTTTAAAGATGCAACTTTTCCGCCACGGATGCTATATCAACAAAATGAAATTATGCTTGCTTCCCGCGCAGGAATCAAATCTAGGTTTGCAACAGATACTGATTACGCGCACAAAAACACCATTAAAATAAAAGGCAAGTCAGATAAGATTTACGCCTTGATTTATGCAGAAGAAGGCTATGGGGATAATTTAACAGGAATTTGGAATGGTCATGTTCAAAACAACACCAACCCAAAAGTAAATGACATAGTGACTATTGGACAATTTAAAACAAAAGAGGCTGCAAAGGCTGCCGCAATAAAAGCGTTAAAACAAGAAGAGCAAAACGCAAATTTTAGCAAATCCAAGTTTGCCAACCGTGGCGCGTTTGCAGAAGCGTCATCGTCGCCGGTGCTTGGAAGCCTGTTAGAAAAAAAGGTAATGCCTGAAGGCGGTTGGCGCGCTGTAGAAACCGATGGCGGCGCGTTGGTAATTGCCTTTGAGGATGGCGACATTGCGGGCAACTTTGCTAGGAGAGCGGCAGAAAATGGTTATAGTGCAACTGCGCCAATGGCTATGGCGGGACGATTTTGGAATGTAAAGGTACAAAATGAAAACAAAAACTAATTTTGCAACAACATCGGATGTCCGCAATTTGATTAACGCAGTTATGGAATCCTTTCCAAAGGGGCCGGTGCGTGACGGCATCCAAACAAAAATGTTTAATTATTGGGACAACTTAAACGCCGGAAACAACTTGCCCGAAGGATCTGACCGCAAACGGTTTCATGCCGAAGCCCTCGACAACTATAAAGCAGCAATTCGCATGGCAATAACTTTAGGAAGTAAAAGGGACAGTAGTTACGAATTTAAAGTTACCGAATTGGAACGAAAGTTGTCAAAAATCAAAGTAGGCAAAAACGAAATGGCAAAGGTTGAAGATAAGTTTTATGGCAAGCGCGTTGTGAAGGGAATCTTTGCGAAGGCGAAGTTTGACAAATCAAATTATTACGCTCTTGAAGGAACGGTAGATGGAATGGCCGCAGGTTCAAAAACTGTAGATAACATTGAAGAAGCAATGTATTACGGAAACGCAATGCTTGCACACATGAAAAAGCAAAGCCCAAAAGCCAAGGTAACAACGGTTCATATTTACAAAGTTGTAAATTATGAGCGTGAAAATAAGCCTGTAAAAGTTCTTAATTCCCGCACCGGCTTAAAGGCAAAGTTTGCAATGCAACCTAATTTGCAAGGTATGAAAAAGGTTAGGGACGAAATATATGCTCTAGCGCAAACGCATTTAAGGCTGTCAGAAAAATCAACTGATAGCCAAAAACAAAATTACGAATATCGCATTGCAACGGGTTTATCGTCTTTTGTAAGTCGCGCGCCCTATGGTGCTGAAATTGGAATGGAATTTAAAGGATCTGCATATTGGAACAAGAAAGCAATGCAACTTGCAAATGAAGGCGCGGCTTATGGCGTTATTGCTGACAAACTAATTGCAGAAGCGTTATCTATTTACAACAGTCATTCCCGCACCGGATCTAAGGCAAAGTTTGCCAACGGCGGCACAAAGACCGCTGCATTCTTGGCTAAAATTGACAGTAAAAGCAAAGCAATGATCCTTGAAAACATTGCTAAGAATTATGGAATTAGCGCACAAGCCGCGCTTGCTGAAATAACAGATAGCGAATCAGAAAACTTGCTTGACTACATGACAGAGCCGGCGCGTAGTGCGGCATCAGTTTTGATGCAGAAGTACGGATCATTTTCCCGCAACGGCTTTAAGGCAAGGTTTGCAAAGGAATACATTTTGTGGGCTGTGCCAAAAGGCAAAACGGACACAATGTATTCACAACCTATAGCGGAACAACTCTACACGGATGCACAAATAAACGAAGTAAAACGCAAAGCAACCGCTGCCGGTTGGCATACTTTTAGAATTGCTGAAATGATGAGTTTTGAAGATATGACAAACGCTTTTAAGGGCAAGCCCGTTAAAAAACGAAGTTCCCGCACGGGCGTAAAGGCGAGGTTTGCATTCAATTTAAATAAAAAAGTAACCTATCTAAATTCAGACAATTATCCGCAAAGTTACAAAATCACCGATGCTTTGTTTGCAAAATTAAATTTGCGGGATGGCAACAGTAGAAAATATTTGGAAGCCGCATTAAAAACAGGCGAGGCGGTAAAAATTTCACGCGTAGAGGCTATTTCATAATGGCCGCATCCCACCAAACGGAAACTACGCCTGACGGCAAGGTTCGCATTAAGGACTTAGAATTGTTCATGGGCTACGATCCCTCGATTGATGCCGAGGATGACGATGCTATGCAGGAATACGATTCCAAGAAGGTAAAAGACATTGTTAGCCGCACCAACAAGTTTATTGCGCGCGGCAGCCGCCCCAAACTTGTAATTGAGCATGAAAAAGATGGCAAGCCTAGCAACCCAAAGGCAGTTGGCGACATTGAAAAAGTGTGGCTTGAAGAACGCAACGGCGTTTCCTATGTCATTGGCGATGTAATTATGCCCAAGGAATCATTTAAGGCATACTTGGCAACCAACGCTTTCCCGCGTCGATCCGCTGAAATTTGGAAAGACAATCATTTGAGCGAAGTGGCTTTGTTGGGACGGGACACCCCGCGCCGCCCATTGCCGGACACTTCATTTACAAAACTTGGCGATAAGATTATTTTTGAAAGAAAATTGTCCGCGTTGGACATGACACTTGACTTGAAATCAAAATTTGACGAAATTGGCGTAGGTGGTGGTTCAAACACCTTCGTCCCATCGTCAGGAATTACAAAGGAAACAAAAATGGCTAAGAAGAAGCGAATGGATGCTGAAGAAGAATTGAAGCAAAATGCCGCTATGGAATGCGCTGTTGACCCTGACGAGGATGAAGAAAACTTTGAGGGCGACGACCTCGAAACTATGGAAGCCGATGCTGAAGCAATGGGCGCGGACGACATGGAAGATGAAATGGCCGAAGATGAAGATATGGAAGTTATGGCTGAAGATGACGACGAGGAAGTAAACGCTTACGGCGGAAAGAAGAAAATGAAGCAGCCAATGTTTAGCAAGGGCAGCCGATCCGAAAAGGCTTTGTTTGCACAAGTGCAGGCTTTGACCGAAGCAAATAAGGCAATGGAGCGTCAATTGCGCCTAGAGCGATTTGGCAAGGAAATTGACAACATGGTGCGTGACGGTTTCCGTTGCTCCAAGTTCCGCAACCAAATGGTTGAGGAGTTGGCAGACAGCGAAGCCCCACAAGCAAAGGTTTCTTTTTGGAAAGCGACAATGGCGCGCGATCTGACAGGTATGCCAATGTTGGCTCAAATGACTGTGCAAAACGATAGTCCAAATATGGGTGATCGTGAAGCAAGCGACCGCGCTGTTCGTGAAGCAGCCGGCGATATGACGAAATTTAAACAACTGTTCAGCAAGTACACAGGCAAACAAGCCTAATTTTAAAGGAAAAATACAATGGGATCGTATTCAAGCACACCGGCACTACAGGCAACAGGCACAATTCTTCCCTACACTTTTGTGGGCATTGGAAGCGGCGACAACACGGGCGCGGCGGCAACTGCTGCTACAACCCCTGTTCTTGGCGTTTCCGATGGTTCAACATTGCAATTTGATAGCGCAAATCACGCAACCACAGGCTTGCCGATTACGCTCCAAGGCGGCGATGTTGTTCTAATCGCTGTTACGGCTTCAACCGCCATTGCGGTTGGAGATCGCTTGCAGGCTTCAACAAGCGGCTACGCAATTAAAGCAGTTGTTACCGCAGGCCCCGCTTTGCGTTGGCAAGGCTTGGTTGCGCTCGAAGCAGTTTCGTCACAAGCGTCAAATGTTGTTATTCGTGCATACAAAAATGGTGGAATGGTTTACTACCCAACCACACTTTAAAACAAACTTACAAAGGAGTATGAAAAATGGCTGAAGTAGGCGTTGGTGGTGGACTTAATACATTTGTTCCCACTTTTAGTCCGGCAACCGGACAATTGCAAATTGAATTTACGCGTTCCGTAAACCAATTTCCAATTACTCGTTATGCCCAAATTGTTCCTGTAACCGCTATGAAGGGTTACTACCTCAAGATTGACGAAGAGGAAACTGCCCGATTGGTCAATGTTCAAGATGCCCAATGGCCGCTTGGCGAGGATCGACCAACCGGAATCAACAGCGATTTTGAATTTGTTGCATACACAACGCAACGCTTCCAAAACTCGTTTAGCATTCCGCAAGAAACCGCGCGGCAATCCGCTTGGGACATTGTTGCGAGCCATGCTCGTATTCAAGCCGCCAAGATGATGACGCACCGATCTTCCCGCGCTGCAACAACTTTGACTACTTCCGGCAATTATCCAAGCAATGCTTATGTTGCTAGTTCAACAGCGGCTATTGGTGCAGCCATTACAACAACTGATGGCGTACAAAAGTTAATTCGCTACGCAATGGAACAAATTGTTCAAAACACCGTTGGCGTTGTAACTCCAAAGGACATCATTATGGTGATGAATCCATCAGCCGCGCGCATTATTGCGTCAACTGACGGCGTTCGTGACTATGTGAAGAACACACCAATGGCTTTCAGCGCGTTGACGGGCGATGCAACATTCGCAACTTACGGCTTGCCACAAACCTTGTTTGGTTTGGGCGGCGTGGTTGTTGATGACACCGTTAAGGTAACGACCCGCAAGGGTGCGGCTTCGCCTTCCCGTGGATTCTTCTACGGCACAGCGGCAGCCCCATCGGTTGTCTTTGTGAGTAGGCCGGGCGGTTTAATCGGCAACGAAGGCCCTTCGTTCTCAAGTTTGACCGTGTTCGCATACGAGGACATGACAGTTGAAACTTTGGAAGATCCTTGGAATCGCCGTATTAAGGGTTCAGTTGTTGACAATTCCGCAATTGAATTGACCGCGCCACTTTCAGCATTCTACTGTTTAGACATTCTTTCCTAAGCAACTCAAAGTTTGCATTCAAAGGGTTGCTTAGTTTAATCGCTAGGCAACCCTTTTCTTTGGAAGGCTATTTATGAATCAACTTTTGACTAACACCCGCTTGGCTCTCTATGTTGATGAGCGTATTTTAAAAGAACTTGCCACCGATGATAATACGGACGGCACAATTTCTAGTTCAACTACGATTACGGCGGCTATCTTGCGCGCCGGTGAAGAAGTTGCTTCTGCGGCTACTCGTTCAAATACCTATTCCACGGTTGACCTAGATACCTTAGCGGCTGCCAACAACGGAATGCTTGAAGGCTTGGTTGCGGATTTAGCCTTATGCTTCCTGTTTGAGCGCAGGGGCGGCGATGTTCCCGAAGTCGTTAAGGCTAAGGCTTCTCGCGCGCAAGCGTCCCTAAGCGATCTGCGGGACGGTAAACGAGTGTTTGCAAACGACACTAACAGAGCCGCCGGACTGCCTAGCGTGGCTGTAATAGCAGTCCAAGCGCGCGGAAACCTTGGAATGGTTTCTGATTCCGCATTCTTTCCATTTCGTAAGGATAGATTGTCCTAATGGCTGACATTAACGACATTTTTAAAAAATTACAGGCTTCTGATATTGGCTTGATTTTAAAAAAGCAGGCTCAAAAGCGTATTCGTGAACGCGGCGCGGATATTGGTGGGTATGCGCCATTGTGGGCTGACACCGCTCGCTTAAATGTTGGAACCAAAAAGAAACCTAAGTTCATTGACCACTATCGCAAAGGCGGCGTTCCGCTTTACGATACCGGCAGTATGTTTAGGGGGTTGACGGCAAAAACTCAAGCAATTGCTGACGGCGTTCGCCTAACGCTAATTGGTTCCGCAATTGCGGCCGCTCAAAGCGCAGGATTTAAACGCATGGGTGCGGTAGTCATTCCTTTTACGCGTAGGGCAGTTAGAGAACCGCAACCGCAGCCCCGCAAGATTGCAAAAGAAAACTTACTTGTAAAGCGTGGCGTGACCGTTCCGGCGCGTCCAATTTTGGCAATGCCTTTGACGGCTAGAAAAGAAGTGGCGCGGGCTATCGCAAGAGCGATGGGCGCAAGGTAATATTCATTAAGGAGAAAACATAAATGGCAACAGCAGTAGAAGTTTTTGGCCCGTACACAATTTCAGCATTGCTTGCAACTTCAGGAAGCAGCAAGGTTCTTTTAGGTCGCGGAGATAACGACGACCTTTTTAAACTTGATATTTCATATACATACACCGATGTTTTTACAAACGAATCAGGAACTATGCCTTACGAATCAATCCGTACAGGCGGTAAAGTGGAGTGTTCTTTTTCGCTTATTGTAATTGATCGCGCCATCGTAAGCGGGCTTTTGGCCGGCATGGACGGCGGGAGTACGGGAACAGTTGCACCTATTCCAAAAGTAGGTTCAATTTTAGGCAATGCCGCTGCATCAGGCGCAACTACTGCAACAACCACAACGATTACCGTCAACTATACAGATGGGGCAACCGCAACATTTTTAAAGGTTCCGCGTTGTCGATTGCTTTCATTTAAACAAAGCGATTTCGGAAACAAGGCTACACGCATGACCTTTGCTTTTGAAGCACTTCCTGCGGTAACTCATAACACAGGCGTAATTGACGCGGCGGGCGAGTTCTATACGATTGGAACCGTAGCATGACAAATTCAAATAACGATTTCATTCAAGAATACGCAGTTGGCGACAAAAATTTTAAAGTGGATTCACTTTTGCTTTTAAGTTTGTTGACGCTATCGGGCGCAATTGAAGATCCAACACCGGCTGCAATGATTGATTCCATGCGTAAAGCAATTCGTCCAATTGAGGACGCTGCAAATTTACTAGATGAAGAAGCCTACGCATTGAGCCTTAGAATTATGATGAATATGCGCGCTTTGGGAAAAATTGGCGCACCGTAGCCATATTTACGGCTGTCTATGGTGCGACTCCGTGGCAAATGCCGCCTGAAGCCGCCTTGGGTTTGATGATGAATTTATCAGTAGCAAACGCTTGGAAAACCATCCCAATCGTTCAAGGCATTGGGTTGGTCACAGGCGGCAAAGACACTTTTGCAAATTTTATTCCCTCACTTTATGGAAAAACCCCTAGTACAAAAGATCAAATTAGGGCATCACTTGATGAACTAAGGAACACAAAAAGATGACTGTAAGCCTTTCAACTTTGTATTCAAGACTTGGAAAATTGATGGGCATTGCCAAGGCTCAAATTGACGCGCGCGCAGCAATCAAGTCTAGGGTTACAACTCTAGACGGCTCTTATGACGCGGCAAGCCGATATATGTTTACCCCTGTTTTGAATTACTTCTTGAACTTGGGAAAGTCGCAGGATCGCAGTATCACGGAATCAGTTTCGGGAGCGGTTAAAACTTTGACCGAAATGGTTTATACGGACAATCCAAATATTGCCAAAAGCGCAATTCCGGCGTTGCGTGAACTGAATCGCCAAATGATTGCAGCAACCGCAACTTTTCCGGCAAACACAATTACCCAAGGCGCGGCTTCTTTTGGCGCAGCAAATGTTGGAACCGGCAAAATTATCTTGCACGGCATCCCTTCCCAAATGTCGCCTACTGAAACATTGCGCTTTCAATGCGTTAGCGACACAACCACAGGAGCGACCGCAGGGCGCGAGCAATTTACGGTTACGGGTAGCGCGCGCGTATCTGACATTACTAGCGACGAATACCCCGCCGGCAGCGGCGCAAGTGGTTTGATTACAAGCAGCGACTACAACGATGGGCAAAACACAGTAAGCAACGGCGGGTTTGATTCTTGGACAGGTGGCTCCCCCGATGGGTGGATAGTTAGTGGAGCAGGAACTGCCCTTACTCAATTAAGTAGCGGAATGTTACGCGGTAGTTCATGCTTACAAGCCACAGGATTAACAAGTTATCAAGTAACTCAATCAGGGGTAAACCAACTTGTTGGGCCAAATAAAAGAATTATTTATGGATTTTGGGTGAAAAGAATTTCAGGAACAAACACCCGCGATATTGAACTTGAAGTAAACGCAACGGCTACAGGTAGCGCAATTTCTTCCGTAGTTGCTACGGCGGCAGCGGTAACAACAAGTTGGCAACTTTTTACAGGTTCGTATCAATTTCCGTCAAATGCCCCCGTTGAAGCCGTTGAACTAAATTTAATTATTCAAGTTGATGCTAGTTGTGTTTATGCAATTGATGGAGTGTTTTGTTTCTTGCCACAACAATTTGGAGTAAATGGACAATACATTCAAATTATTGGCGGAACTACAGATTGGCGCATTGGCGACTATGCCACAATTGCAATAACAAACGACTACTACGCAACCGTTTTAAATTACACGGAACGGTTTTTTGCGCCATTCCAAAATGGAATTGAATTGCCAACTACTACAGGAACACCAACTATTTTAAATTCGGTAATTCCGTAATGAGCAACTTATCCGTCACAACTACCATTGGCGCGTTCTTTGCAGCCCTTGCCACCAAAATCAAAACTGATTTAACATGGACAAGCGCAGCAAACCGCGTTTTTATTGTGGACAAATTGCGGCTTCAAGATTCAGCCGTTCCAAACATTCAAATTGAACCTATTTCGATGGTTCCATTGTCAGAAAATACCGGCGTAGATGTTTGTTTGGTTGAATACAAAATTCATGCCGTTGTAAAAGTTGAATACGATATGGGCGGGCGTATGACCGAAAGATTGGTAGACGACAAATCTTCTTTCCTTACTGCAAATACTGTTGTGGGTATTCTTGTTGCAATGGCGGACACAACTACATATTCACGCCAAATCTTTGTACGCATGGACGGCGGCGCGCATGACGACACGCTAGGTCTAACAACAGCGGCGGCTACATTTCGCTGCAATGTGAGGACATTAGACGATGCCTGACGAATCACTTGGACATATCGACATTCGTTTTCGTGACGATTCTTCTAAGCAAATTGTTTCCCCAAAGGAAATTAGTAAAGAATTGAAAGCCGTAAACGATGAAGTTGCCAAAGCATTAAAAGAAGCAATTAGAGTAGCAAAGGCAAACAAAGACACCATTGCGGACACAATGAAATCATTGCGTGAGGGCTATATCCAAGCCAACATGAGCGCGCGCCAAATTTTAGAATACAAACTTAAAACGCTAAACGCCACAAAAGAGGAAATAAAAGAAAGCCTTAGATTTTACGATTTGACAAAGGCTAAAGAAGGGCGGCAATCAATCCTTCAAAAAATAATGAATGTTGGCCGCATTGCCCAAGGCGCAACAAAGGGCGGCGGAGTTTCCGGCGCGGTTAGCGCAGGATCAGAAGCGGCTTCTGTGGCATCGGCGGGCAGCATGGCGGGACTAAGCGCAGTATCAATTGGCGTTGGTGTTGGCGTAGGCATTCTTGCTGTTGTTGCAACTACCTTGTATGCGGTTCACAGGGCAACCGAAGCAGTTGTTGCGCGCGTGGGAGAGTTGGCTAGAGTCGATCCCAAAATGGCGATGGTCAACGCATTAAACAAAATTGCTGAAATGCGCCGTGATATGCAAGAAGCAAAAATACTTGGCCCGCTGTATGCCGAAGTGATGGGAATTGCCAACGAAATCAAAGACGCTTTAACGCCAATTTTCTTAATTATCAAGGCTGTTTTGACAGGTGTTTTGTCGGTTGCTTTGCAAGCAATCAAAGCAATTCTTGAATTTATTGTTCCAATTATTCAAAAAATAGCAAATGCAATTGGACAGCAATTGTTGGCGTTTGTTAATGCCGCCGCTCAAATATCAGCGGTTGGCACAATTATGGCAACTACTTCATACAATCCAATGGCTGTTTTGTTAGGAACCGTATTGCAAAGTTTGTCAGGAAGCAGCGCGTTTATGAAAACCTTGCAGTCAATGGGAAATGCGTTAGTCAACATTTCAGGCATGATTCAAAAAGCAACTAGTGGCCCCGCCGCGTCCAACGCATTCTTCAAGGATATGCTTGATGCTCTTGCAAATTCTACGGTTGTTCCAATTGCGCCAAGAATATTTAGAGGCCCAACGCCATGAAAATTAGATATACGCCACCAACAACCGGAACTTCAACAGCCTACTACCTTACAAACGCAAAGATCACTAAGTTTGCAACAGAAAATCAATTTGAAAGTAACGATTTTAATAGGTCAGGGCGCAAGCATCAGTTTGAGGGTACGGCGGTACTTATTGGCACAACTTCTACTACTTTAAGTGACATAGCATGGAACCTAAACAAGCCGCGCGGATTGCTTGAAATTGATTTTACGGATACGGGTAACACTTATACAAAAATTGTTGAAGGCAGCGATGGCGCAAACGGGGTTGAAGATGCAAGAAACGGCCCAATTCCTAGCGTTCAAATAACCGAAATTATTGGCGGAACAACTTCTGCGGCGGTTGTAAGTTTTAGTTTTACTTATTTTGGTTGCGGCGATACGCGTATTCAACGGTTTGAAATGAATGTTTCACAATCCATAGACCAAGCCGGCATGGTCAAGATGGTAAAAAACGGAACATTGGTTGTTTCAAATAAATATATAAATAAAAATACGCCTGTTAAATTTGCTACAACTACAACAGTTCCAACTGTTCCACCTGACAATGATGTAAAAGACTATGGGGCTTCGCCTGATCTGTATAGAAACCTAGTTGTTGGTAAACCGTTGCCGCGCTTTGTGCGGGTAAGCCAAAACTTTTCTATGGATTCTTCGCTTCGCACTCTTACTTTTAGCATTGAAGATCAAATGGTTTATAGGGAATTAAGTTATCCCGTGATGATAGGAACCGCTTCGTTTTCTTATGAACGAAGCCTTGGATCTGATAACGGTTTGATGGGTACAAAAACATTTAACTGTTCTTATCAAGGCGAAATGGATACGCCGCCACAAGACTTGTTAAAGGTTGCTATTGAAGCATCATCCGCAAGAATTGATTGGGCAAACGATTTTATTCAATCCGTTAGCGTTAAAGAACCAAACATTTACGAAAAAAATGTTGTTGAATTGCAAGTTATCGCATTGGGTTCCGGCGCGGATAAAATTGATCCCAAAGTTATTAGCATGATGTTTACTGACCCGCACCCAACCGGATCAAGCGTCAAGTTTTCTTCTGCCTATCCAAGCAACGGCGATTATCTAGCAACTATTGATGGGCTTAAATGGGATCCATGTTTGGTTCCGGACATTGTTGATGAAATTGTTGATGGCAATACCGATGACGCTAGTACGCTAGGCTTGCGGACAATTACCGTTACGGATTCCGGCGCGCCAATTGAAAGGCCTAATGATGCCGATCCTGTTACAACTCCAATAAATCCTGATACGGGAATGCCGGACGACAATTCAATTAAGCATTACGAAGCGGCTACGGATTACGAAACAGAAGATTCCGGTTGTGATTTTCTTGAAACCGTTGGCGGAGAATTTGAATATCCGTTTCAATTTCACTTGCCAAAAGTTTACATAACGCAAACCGTCAAAATGATTTCGACAGTACAAAATTGCCCTATTCCGTGGACTGATACAGGCGAACCTTCTTTAGTATGGAAGCAAAAAATTTCAGTTCGTTCGGCATCCGTTGACGCATCCGGCAAACCAATTTATGCAATTGTGGCAACTCGTTCAGCAAAGGTACAAACTTCAAGATCGGAAAATTCATACTTACAATCTGCACCCGTGGATTCTGTAGCAAGTTTTGCAGCAACTTCGGGAACCGGACAAGGTATGCAACGCCGAGTTTATGCGCCTGCCGTAATTAAGTCGCCGCGTTCTCCATATACGCAAAACCTAAGTTACACAACAACAACTGACGACATTACGCAAGGCGATCCACGACGAACAGACTATATTCGATGAACCATGAGCATTATCGCCGAAATCAAAAATCTAAAAACGGGAATTGTTTCCAAGGTTCTTAGACGCACAAAAAAACTAGATGATGTTTTAACAAAAGCGGGCTATGATGTTTCTAAAATAAATACAGTTGTTACGCCTTTAATTGGCGCAAACAGATACACAACCATAAAAGTTTTGATTGCTTCTAACGGTCTTGGTGGTCTTATGACCGCGCCGTATTCAAAGCAAGCGGGAAATGACGAAACAAATTTATTTTCATTTACTTTGTACGAATCTTCAGGTGGTGGCGGTCGCCCTGTCGATCCAAACACAAATCAACGAGGCGGCGGAACAGTAGTTGTTGGTGGCGGTTTAGAAACCTTTGGCGGCGCAACCGGCGAAGTTAGGCAAGATCAAGCAAGTTTTGCGCCGGCTCCAATAGGTGTATTGTTAAATACAACTCCCGCAATGGGACGCTATCTAAAATGGTCAAATCTAATTTGCACAAGCATTCAAGAATTAATTCTTTCAGCCGGTGCATCAAAACAAAAGATTATGTGGCGGCCTCCAATTGATTCCGAAGCCTACGCACAGCCCGCCGTATTTGTAATTGAATTTGCTGACGCGCGCTACATACTTCAAAATCAAATGCTTTGTGAGTTAGGTGAAAGCACAGACCCAAATCGAGGAACTTCGCTTGACCAATGGAATATGATTGCTGAAAATCCGTTGCATTTAATACAATCAACGGCAAAAAATAGCGTAAAAACCGAACCTGATAATAGTCTTTCATACATTTTACAAGCGGGCATGGATATTGATCCCGCTGATCTTGTTGGAGTTTTGCAACCAAACGCATGGTATTTAGAAACCGCTTACAAACCAAAAGAAATTATTGGAAACATTATTGCAAAATTTAAAGCCGCAAAACTGTGGGGCGACAAAGATGCTATTTCGTTTGTTGACAACGGCGTTTCAGATAAATACAGCCCAACAAATCAATTTGATTGCATCAATTTAGACTTGCGAGCGCGCACGGTTGGAGAAGCATTAGACGAAATTGCGGCGCGTATTGGTTGCGTTTGGGCTTGGGATCGTCGATTGTCTACGCTTGCTTTGCGTGAAGCCAATCCAATTAAAGACGAACCTGTTTTATTAGCGTGGCTTGAAAAAAACGAAATGTACAGGGCGGCGGGCGGCATTAATAGCCTTTCAATTGATATGCCTGATTCAGTTGTAAGCGTTCACCCTTTAAAAATGGTAAGTACATACGGCGCGTTTGGTTCAGAAATTATTCAAGATTGGCGCGTGTTTCCTGCTAAAAATGGCGTTGAAGATTTTGCGCCAACAACGCCGTTGTATTATGTAAATGAATACCCGCGCAAAAATAAATACAGCAACCGAACAGCATATATAGGTGATCACTTGCCCGCATTTTTGGGCGTTGTTTCTTCTGATGTCTACGCTTGGTTTGAAAACATTCCAACTATTGATCAATCGGTAGTTGATATTGAACCGTGGAATTATGACGATAATCCTTCCGCTTTGTGGAATCAAAAACCGTGGTCATCAACACTTAAAGCGCGCAATAAAGTTTTAAGCGAACGCTATCGAAGGCTTAGGGATTTGGTTTCAGGCAACCTAATTCTTTCACGCATTCCGGCTAACGGAGCGGGCGGGCCAATGGATTTAACCCCATCAATAGGCTTTCAATGGGATGAAATTTCCTTTGGATTTGAAACTAAACAGCAAGTTCAATATCGAATACATGGCGACAAAAAAGATTCTTTGCTGTTGCCGTCTTTAATTTCACAGCCGCGAGTTTCCGCTCTTGGGTTGACACGATGCCGTAATGTACTTGGAACGCTCAACATTGAATATCTAAAGCCACGGTCAGGCATTGTCCGAACCTTTATTTGTTCTTTTAATATGCAATTGATTTTAAAAACTGATCCAAGTAGCGGTGAAGCAACAATGTGGTTGTATAGGTTTAATGAAGTTCAATTATCCAATTTGCCATACCCAAAGTTTCAAAACGGCGACGAAACAAACTCGCTTTCCGGCGCAAGCGGATACGCGCTGAACTTATGTGAACTAATGCCGGCAAATGCAGCCTCGCCCCCAACCGTAAATTTTGATGGTGGACATTTATTTTATCCGCCTTCCGGACAATCTTCATCGGCAACTTCCGTAATGCTTACGCCGGTTGGCGGCGGTCAAACAGGTCTAACAATGTGCTACGAAATCATTAACGAGGGCGGCGCAACTACATTTTGGATTGCCATACCCAACGGCGTTAAGGTTGCTTGTTCAACCATTCCGCTTACGGGAATCAATGGCAAATGGCAAGACATAGGCATTTCCGGCGTAGGCTTTCCAAGTTCAGTTCCGCTAGTTGATAGGATTATTTAATGAGCCAAATTTATGTGATGAGAAAAGTTTTGTACATTGCTGAAACCGCGTTGGTTATTGCGGACGGCGCAAGCGTGTATTTCAAGAGCATTTACATTTCAAACAGTCACAATGCAGCCGTAAAATCAACACTTGCAATAACAAGAGGGCAATCATTTTCTGCGGTTGGCGATTACATTGTTTATGAATACAGTTTGGCGGCAGGCGAATATTTAAAGTTAGAAGATATTGCTATTCCCGTTGGTCATCAGTTGCGCGCGTTTTGCAACCATGATGCAACAACTAGCGTAGTTGGCACAGGAATTATGGAATGAGTCAGCGGATAGCGGGCTGTTGCTGCGGCAAATGCGTTAACGCTGCGCTAGGGGTTTGCTGTATTAAATTACCGGCAAGTACCGCAAACTGCCTTGGTGATTGTGAAGGTTTTGATCCTAACGATGGAACTTCAGTTGGAATAATTTCTAATTACACAACGGCGCAATGTACACAAGCCGGAATTGATTACGGTTTAAATGTTGTATTTACCGTATATCCAAATTGCGCGCCAATATCAATATGCGATTGCCTTGATTCTGTAACTGAATGCGTTTGTGCAAATCAAAATGGAATTTGGAATGGAAGCAATAACTGCGCCACGGCTTGCTTAGGTTCGTGCTGCGTTCGTGATTTAAATGGGCAAAGAATAAGTTGCCACGATCTAATGACAGAATGCGATTGTGATGCGCTAAAATCTCCAACTCAAAACACTTTATGGACTGTTGGCTTAAACTGTCTTAATAGTCCATGCCAAGTTCCATGCGGCCCTGATTTGTGTCTTGGCGGTAACAATGGTCGTGAAAACATACTTGTTAGAACAGTTTTCACAAGGACAATTAACTTTACTTTTAATGGGCTTGGCGGTTGTTATCAAAAACTTGTTTCAGACGAAAAATATATAAGGTTGGACACTATGAATAGGGATGGATATGATTTAATGTTGCGTATATCTCGTTTTAGAAACGGCCCAATAATTAGCGTTGTAAACGAAGTAGAAGAACAAGGCACAACTGTTGAAAACGAAACATACGGCATTGTAATGACATCAAATTGCATCGATTACGGCTGTATGCCAAATTCATCGTATTCAAATAGTTCTTATGAAGGGCATGGAGAATTTGGGCCAAGCCACAATGCTTATAAAGGTACATTATATATTACATACGGGGATTTATATTATGTAATAAGAAACTCTTGTTTATTACCTTATCAAATAAGTTTGTTGGATTGGTGGACGGACGCAACCGGATCGCCAACTTGCCCTGTTAGTGCTGAATGTCAAGCAAAATTAAATGCTTATAGGGCGTGGGTTCCGCCTTGTCCATACGGTTCCTCTACAAGAATAGAAACAGGAACTTCATCAAATGGTGGTTGTGCATAATGTCAAATAAGGTTTCTCAATATTTAAAGGCTGAATTTAACCATGCTTTAAACGGCGCGGTATCGGATGTTGATGCTAAAAAGCGGTTGGATGCTTGCATGACTTGCGAGCATCGAGCAGTTGAATACAAGGGAATGGTTGATCCGGCGGGCGTTGGATATTGCGCCGGCGGTTGTGGCTGCGGGGCAAACGGTAGAGCGCAATTGCAAATCAAGGTTACTATTGCAGGTGCAATTTGTCCAAAAGGTAAATGGGAAAACACTACGCTAACCGTAGGCGGTTCAATTCAAAGCGCAACAGAAGCAATTAGCGGCGTATTTTCAACTGCCAAATCTTTTATTTTTAACAAAAAAGAACAAAAACAAAAACCTATAGACATGAAAGAAATACGAAAAATGTCAGCAAAAACAATAAACGAAATTACCGCGCGCTTAAACTTGCCGCCAATTGACCCTGCAAAAATTAAGATTACCTTTGGCACAAAGGATTCACCCGAAGGTAAATAAAAGGTAGGATAATTGCATGGCTTTAAATGTCGCAAATTTCACAAGTCGCCTAGGTAACCTTTTCGCATACGCCGAACAGGTAAGAGAATTAAACGCAAGTCTTTACCTAGATTATTTGACGACTTTAACTACCGATTTTGACGGCAGCGGCTACCAATCAACCATTGCCAATTTGCAGCCTCTTGGAAACATTCAAACAGGAATTGCTAACACAATGGGTATTGCGGTTTACCAAGGAATCCAAGCAAGCATTACGGATTTTATAATTCAATCCATTCAAAAAACAGAAGGTATTTACGATGGAACCTTGCCAACTGCGCTAAGAACATTGCGCGATGTTATGGTTGCCAATACAAAGTCGTTTCGTACCGTAAACACTTCTAGCATTACCTATACAGCAACAAGCGGCAATCAAGGCAACGGAACAATCCTTGTGACGGCATACCGTCCGGCTTCGTCCACGGTTTTCTTGCAGGAAATGTTCCATGAAACAATTAAGGGAGAATGTATCCAAGGCGGCAATGTTTCAAACTTTGGTTCCGCAACATTTACTTTGACAGGCTTAAATTCGCTTGCCAAAACAAATATGGAATATCCGCGTGGCGATACTGATATTACCATTTACGGCGGTAGCGGAATCCGAACAAACATAACTTGCACAAGCGCAAGCGTTACTTCTAGCAATGGAAATTCCGGCGTGTCGCTTTTGTCTAACGGAGACTTTGAATCATGGAGTAGCAATACCCCTACCAATTGGACTATTGTCACAGGCACAGCGGGAACGCAAGTAACGCAAGGAACCACGCCCGCGCGCGGGGCTTCTGCGCTGCAATTTGTTGGCGATGGCACAACGCTTACAAGAATCCGCCAATTGATTGCGTCATCAAACGGCGCGCCAACTTCGGTTTCCGCAGAAACAAATTACTGCATCATGTTTCAAGCCAAGGTTGCCGCAGCCGCTACCGGAACCGTTCTTGTTGCTTTGCGCGATGCCGCCGGAACAGTTGTTGGGACAGCGATTACATTAAATTTAGCAACACTTACTACTACCTATGCAATCAAATCCATAGCGTTTAGCGTGGCGCGTGGATCGCTTCCAACAACCCTGTACCTTGATATTTACAGCACAACGGCAATTCAATCCGCTAAGACATTGATGATTGACGAACTGATTTTTGCGCCAATGATTCCTTTGTATTCCGGCGGCCCTTCGGTGATTGCATACAGCGGTTCGACCGATTGGAACAAGGACGACAAATTCAGCATTGCGGTAGTTTCTAATACTTCCGATGGCGTTGGCGGTTACGATGGAAAGTTTATGAAAAGTTTCAAGCGGTGGTGTCAAACTGAAGCCCTTGGAATCTATCTACCTGTTTCCGCAACTCCAACTGAAGCGGATACAAAGATCACTTTGTAATTAGCGCACCCGCTTGCGGTGGCATTTACGCTTTCCGCGCAACGGATCTTTTTCAGTTCCACGCAAACTTTTTTGATGGTGTTTAACCATCAAGATATTCCGCAACTCGTCAGAAAACAGGCAATCGCCAAAGCGCGTTAGTTCCAAGGCTGTGTTTATTGCTTCCAACAAACCGATTAGATCGTTCGCAATGTTTGTTATTGCGTATTTATTTTTGAGCGTTGCAATTGCATCTTCTAGCAACTGCACATGGCTAGGTGGTTGTTTAACTGTGGGAAGCGTCCTTGATTCCATTAGGCGAAGCGTACCAATTAAAAAGACTGCCATGCTTTTCAACATGGCAGTCCACTAGGTTGCACCTACGCAGCATTTCGGGGGCGAACCGCGCCGGCGCAATTGTTCAGTATCTTCTTTTAATCCATCGGTTGTTGACATACTCTAGCACGATTTTGTAGATAGTTGCGCCGTGTCGTTCAAAAACTAGGGCAACTTCAAACGCTTCCGCCCCATCTTTTTTTCGCAAGCGGGCGCACAAATTTTTAATATTGTCCACACATTTAAAATCTGAAACCCGCACAATTTTAGTGTGGCTTGTTCCGTTGACCATGTATCGAACATGGGCAAACGGCGTTCGCGTCATCCCAATCATTTAAAGTTCCTCTTAAAATCCGCCCATGTTGCATCAAATTTTGTCCACGGTGCGCCTGCGCGCGCTTCGAGAGCCGCCCGAATCAATCGGTTTTTCATTTCCGATTTGCTCGCAGGCAGTTCAGGGAACAAGGTTTCCGGCTGCGATGCTACCCAAACTATAGCGTTGCGCCCCGTGCGCGTTGGCGCGCGCTTGCCGGAATCACGGATGGCTTCCAATTTCTTTAAAGCGGTGAATGCCGGTGAGCAACTTTGATGCGTCAATTGCAATATGTGCATTGCTTGATCGCAAGTACAGCCGCCAACGCGGTCTATTAGGTCACGCACCCGCGCTTGAATGCGTGAAGTATCCACGGAATCAAACGCTTCCTTTGATGTTGTTTGGATCATTGGGCAAGCACCTTTTGAATTTTTAACCAATACTTTAGCGTTGCCGGCTTTAAGTAACCACGCGGCCCGCCGTTATGAATCCTTGCAAGCATCTCCAAAGTAACAGTTTTGCCCTTGGGTGCATAGCGGGCTAGGTATGCCCGCACTACATATTCCGCATACTTGGGATCTTTGCAGTCTTGATAGCACCCGCTTATTTTTGAATCTTGCCAATAGCATTCCCAAATCTGAAACGCTCCAAGGGCTTTACCTTGATCGCCTACTGCGTTGGGGTTGCCACCGGATTCCACTTGTTTTATGGCAGCAAGCAAGCGCACCATGTCAGATTCCGGCACTTGTGCAAACGCGCTTGTTGCCGCCGTAAAGGATAAAACCAAAGTTATTAAGTGTTTCATGGTTTCCTATACATTGAAAAACAGCGTTGCATATCAGACAAATCCAAATGCGCTTCTTCTAAAGTAGAATAAAGATCGTATTCAAATTCGCCTTGTACCCGTGAAATAAGCGCGCCACCCTCACACTCCCGCAACTTAGTCCGATCTTCAAGGCTTAACTTCTCATAGGCTTCCTCACAGGCTTTAGCGTTAGTGCAACCGTAACCCATTGGATGCAACCCGCAATCATCATCGGCTTCAACCAAAAGAAGCAAATCGCAAACTTCGGCGTTGTTGTAAAACTCAAATGTTTCCCAACCCGCATCAAGCACAATGTCAAAATATTCTTGTAAGTTCATTTGCTATCTTTCATTTGTTTCAAAACATCTTGCGCCGCTTGCAACTCGCTAATAAGAGAATTATTTTGCATTGCACGGATTGCAGAACCTTTGCCAACAATATAAATTTCTCGGAACAAATCTTTTAAGCATTCGCCTTCAGCATGACGCTCGTAATAAAACTCAACCATTGCATTTATTTTCTTGTCGTTCACTTAGCACCTTCCTTTGTATATGGAACAAGTTTCATAGTCATCATGTCTATGGCCATTGGCGGCAATTTTTTATTGTGTGCAATGTTTTTTGCATTTTGTTTTTTAATATCTTTCAAAATTTCCATTTTTAATTTCCGAGTCGCAAACTGAAATTGTGGAATGTTTGTAAACACTCCGCAAGCATTTTGTCTATGGTTTTCATTTCTAGCCCACAATTCATAAGCCCATTCTTGCAATTCAATTTTTAAGCGTTTTGCCATTTCAATCTCCTAGTAGTGCCGGCAACCCCTGCCGTTGGGAGTCATCGCCCGATGACATAAGTAAGATAACAGCATATCGGCAATGTGCAAGCGATTCTTTAACATTTTTTAGATTTTTTTAATATTTATTAAAGAAACCCCTTGCACTATCCGATAGTTGTGCTAGTAATGTACCATGCTTCGGGCGAAGCAAGCGACTAGCCGCACCGCTAGACAACTAGGAGTATTGAAATGACAACTGCAAAATTTACTCACACAAATTTGACCGCAAGATTGACAGCAAAGAAAATGGATGTTGCTTTAAATTTATCCGAAGAAACGACAGCGTTTACGGCGGATATCTATATAGATGGCAAGCGAATTGGATCAGCGCAAAACGATGGTCACGGCGGCAACACTTTTCTTTACATCAATACACCACACAATTTTACGGACATCCAAATGGAGCAAATTGAAATTTGGATTGATGAGCAAGCAGCAAACGCAGAAAACGCTAAACGAGAAAAGCAAGATGAAGCAAAAATTGCGCGTTGGATTAAGAAACAACTTGCCGCAGATTTTGTAGTGTGGTCATCAAACGGAAATTGGGTTGCAAATCGTGTTGCTAGAAAAAGTCGTGATGCTGCAAAAGCGATGGCTGTAGTTTTAATTGACCAACCAACAGCAACAGATTTTAAATTTCCAACTGATTACACAAACACAAATCCAACTCAAGAAGAATTGGAAACTTGGAAAGTAAAAATTGTTGAGGCTAGAAAAGTACAATCAAAAACACATTCAATTTAATAAACGATCTTCAACTTTCCACCCTTGCGGGGGTGGTTTGTTCTTGCTCGTCGCAATGATCGCGCCCGCCGATTGCGGGAAACTAGGAGTATGAAATGTCTGATATAGAGAAAAAGAATGTGATGGCATCGGCTATTGAACAAGTAGTGATTGGGGGCGATTTGTCGCGTTTGTCATCGGAACAGCGTGTTTCGTATGTGAACAGTATTTGTAGTTCCCTTGGATTAAATCCAACAACTCGACCGTTTGAGTACATCACTTTAAGCGGCAAACTTACTTTGTACGCAACGCGCGCTTGCAGCGAGCAACTGCGGAAACTCAACGGCGTAACAATCTTTCCGCTTGATCGTTCCATGATGACCGAAGTAGGCTTGTATCAAGTGATAGCGCGCGGCAAGGATGCCACAGGGCGCGAGGACGAATCTAGCGGCGTAGTAACCATTGCCGGCTTAAAAGGCGAAATGCTTGCCAACGCAATGTTGAAATGCGAAACAAAAGCAAAGCGCAGATTAACGCTTTCAATCTGTGGCCTTGGGTTCTTGGACGAAACAGAAGTTTCAGATATCCCTAACGCAAGACATGAGCCAACCAACTACGCCGCAGCCGCGCCGCAAGCGATCAACACCGCCACCAAAAGAGTGGAGCAGGAACAGCCAAAAATTGCTGCGCCTGTTGGAATCGTGGTTGAATCGAAACGGGCGGTTGCGGCTAAATTTGTCGAGTCGTCAGCGGTTGAAACACCGCAAGCA